ATTTCCATTTAACATCATTATCAAAGCTACTACTACTTCTGTCATAATACTTTACCTTTATTAATTCCTTTTTTAATTACATATTTTTGTGTACCATTTTTACCATGTTCAACAGATTGTTTTAAATTTTTAACAAAGTTCATTTGTTTATTTTTTTTTTTTTGATCTGATATATATTGTAAAATTTGTTTAGTGATTCTTACCATTTGCTCTTACCTTGTCTTTTAATGTTTCTACTGCCTCTGTAAGTTTATCTACATCTTTCATTAATCTTTCTATATTTACTTTATTGTGCATCATTTCATCAACTCTTGTCGTTAATTTTTCTATTTCTACAATACTATCTTCTATTAATAAATATTGCTCACTATCTGCAGGAAGACTACCCATCTCACCACGAGGCCACTTAATTCTAAATTCAGTATTTTTTTCTAAATCACTTTCCATAAGTTTTAATTTTGTAGAATGTACATTTAATGTTTCTACAACACCAAAATATGCCCACACACCAACTGCAACTGCGATAACAATACTAATTAAATTCCTTAATGGGAGTTGAATATTTGTGTTTTCACTTACTTTCATTTCCTTTTCCTTTTATTCATACCCATATAATGATCTCCAGGTTCATAGTTCCATTTTTTACCATGATGTCCTCTAATATCACAATATAACATTCGTAATTTTACAATAATTTTTCTGAATGGTCTAGGCAACTGGACCTCCACATAATGCTAATAAAGTCATCATTATAATTAAAACCCCTGTAAAATAATAATTCATTAGTTCCTCCATTAGAGAGCCTCACTACAAGCAAATGAAATACCATAATTACTTACTTGATCTGTATCCCATTGAAACTCGTTGTTATCTAATCTCATTAAAGTTGTTGTATTTGAATAAATTACTGCGTCATCATTATTAATTGTTTCAATACCTGATCTTAATGCAGGTTCTATTTTAACATTAGCTTCTCCTGATCCATTAGCATTAACATCTTCTATAACCATGTAAAGATAAGAATTAATTTGTATATAATCTCCAGCTTTAAAAACATTAGCACGACTTGCTGTAAAACCATCTAATGCTACTTGATTACCAGTTTGACTAGCACCATTAACTCTGACTGTTCCTGTTGCTGTTCCTTGTATTGTTTTTCTATCTTGATCGCCCAATTTAAAAGTTCCTCTTCTACCTCTTAATGAAACAAAGAAAGCTAACCATTGTGATGCTTTATCTTTTTTCATAGGTGGTAAAGTCATAGTCGTACTCCATTGTGCACCCTCGTGTTCAAATACTTGTTGTTGATTTGTAAATGGTGATTCTGTGACTGCTATAACTCTTGTAAGTTTCCAGTTCTGTGTTTTAATCCCTGTGGCTGTTGGTAAAGTCAAGGGATATGATGGTGTAAATACTGCCATAATTAACTACCAAATGCTTTACTAAATTTTCCGCCTCGTTGCTTTGCTTCAGCAACTGCGTTGACTGTTGATTGTTGTATCGCAGGAAGCATATTCATAACTTCTGCTCTTACAGTGTTAGTGACTCCTACTGCGAAGTTTAAATTTTGTGTTATACTAACTCCTCCACCACTTCCTACCATTTGTTTTGTATCTGCATTATTTTTTATAGTTCCTGCTGTGTTCGGTACAAATAACTCTGGACCTCTTTCTCCGACTAAAGATGGTTTATTAGTTTGTACAGTTCCACCAGAAGCATGACTTCCTCCAATATCTACTCCTGCCATAGTCGGATCTGATGTGACTGGATTAACTGGATTAAATATGCCTTTAATAGTATTTTTAACAAATTTATTTACTTGATCTAAAATAAGTGTTTGTATTATTGTTTTTTGAATACTTATAATTAATTCTCTTAAAATATTTTTAAAATCTAATGCACCTGCTTTACCTCTTAAAAAAGCATCAACAATAGTATCGCCAACTTTACTTACTTCATCTGCAACACCTTTTGCAATGGTATCAACTTGTTTTAGTTCTTCTCTAAAATCTACCATTACATCTGCTTGATGTTCAAAATGTCCTCTTTGTATTTCAAGGATTTCATTTATTCTTTGCATAGCTTCAGCTGAATCGCCTAATTTTGTAATTAAAGCATCTCTTAATTTAGTTTCTTCTTGTAGAATAAATTTTTGTTTGTCGCCTATCGCTGAACTTAAAGATAATTCATCTTTTAATTGTCTAGTTCTTTTATCTAAATGTTTTTTTGTAAGGATAGCTGATTTATCAATAGTTTCTGTTTCTTTACTTTTTAATTTAATAGCTTCTTCTATCGCTTTTATTTTAGCTTTTTCTAATTTAATTTCTTTTTCGCCTTGATGAAGTATAAATCTTATAGATGTTCCTAAAAGGACATTATTTTTTGCATATTTAAGTGTTTTGAGTAAAGTGCTTTCTTGTTGTTCTTCTAATAATTCTAATTGTGATTTGCTTTCTTCTAACTGTTGATTTAGACCCTCTAAATTATCTTCTAATTTTACAGGTTCAGGTATGAAAAATGCTACTGCACTTGCTAAAGCATTTAATGCACCTGTTAATTCAGAAACTATAAATGAACCAACAGAACTTTTTTCAAAAAATAAAGTTATGTTTTCTCCTAAAGTATCAAAAGCACCTGCTAAACCTCCTGCACCCTCTCCACCAGAACCACCTACTTGATTTTCTAAAATTCCTAGCATCATAGCTTGTGCTTTAGCCTGTTGACCAGTCATAGATAAAACTTTGATTTGTTCTTTTTGTTGTTCAGTAAAAGAAACACCAACTCTACGCAAAGCCGACATACCAATCTCTGGTTCTTCTAATGCTTTTCCTAATTGAAGTGCCGCAGTTTTCATAGTACCGAAGCCAACTTCTGCTAAATCTTGTGTGAGTCTTAATGCTTGTTCAAAAGTTTCTCCACTAATAGATTTAAAAGTTAATAAAACACCTGCCGCATCTCTTGCACCTTGAACACTTGCTAAAGTTCCTCTACCGATAGAAACTGCCATTTCTTCAATTTCAATACCAGTAAGTTTTGCCGCACCACCAGTTGCTTTTATAAGTGCATTTAATCTTAATGTTTGTCTTTCTGCGTGTGCACCAGCTTTTGCAAATTTAGTTATAGCCACTCCTGCTAAAACGAAAGCACCAGTTATAGCAACAGTTCCTAATTTAACTCTACCCATTATAGCACCGATAGAATTTAACCTACCAGCAACTGGACCGAGTGGACCTTGTACTGCCGCAATAGAACCTGAAAGATTTCTTATCTTTTCTTGTAAATTTTTACTTCCTGTTCCAGTTTTTTTAGTAGATTTATCTAACTTTTTTAAAGCAGTAGAGCTTTTTTCAATATTAGATTTAAACTTCTGTGCATTAGCTATAAGTTCTACTCTGATTGTTGCTAAATTTGATGCCATAATATTAATCTGGGAACTTTCTCATTAGTTCCTCCATCTCTTCTCTTTGTGTTGGTTCATTATTTTTTTTGCCGATAGATAATTTATATCCTGCGACAGCAGACAAAAATTCAACTACTGATAAATCCCAAAATACTTTAGGGGAGAATTTAAGAACACCTAGACCTATTTCTAGGTATTGCTGGATTGGGTATCTTTCGGCTCTTTCTCCCCCTGTACTAAAGGGGAATCTTCGTCTTTCTTATCTCCTACAAATATAGTCATTAAAATTTCTGAACAAAGTATTGCTACTTTCATCAGTCCTGTTCTCATAACCATATCGCCAACAGCTGGATTTGTAAAACTGCCACCTGCACCTTTTAATGCTTCGTGCATTACAATAACAATATCTTTCATAGAATAGTTATTGTTTCCCATGCTATTAGTAATTTCTAATATTGATTTGCCAGTTCTGTTTTCAATACTGACTATTGATTCAAAGGTAAGTCGAAAGGTTCTTTCTTTATCTCCCAACTTACCTTTAATTTCGCCTTTATACTGATTCGCCATCGGTTTCCTTTTCTGTTGATTGTTCAGCTTTCTTTAGTTT